GTTTTACATTACATGGGTATTTAAAAATGGGGTGCCGAAATCAAGCTTGAACAGTTTAAGTCATCAACCATTAAAATTAAAAGCAAATAAAAAATGAGCAGTTGGATAAGAATAGCACAAAGCCAATTAGGCGTACAAGAGTTTCCAAAAGGAAGTAACTCTGGCAAGCAAGTAGAGATCTACTTAAAGTCGGTAGGCTTGGGCAAGGGATATGCCTGGTGCATGGCCTTTGTTTACTGGTGCGTACAGCAGTCCTTTGCTACAAAAGGACTAACCTCGCCACTAAAACGTACGGGAGGAGTAAGAGACCAGTACATTTTTTCAAAGAAATGGATCGTAAAAACTCCACAGCCTGGCGATATCTTCATGATGCTCTATAACAACGGCTCAGGACATACCGGCTTTGTAGAAAAGCTTTTGCCTGGTGGTTACGTACAAACCCTAGAAGGAAATACCAACGACGAAGGATCAAGAGAAGGTTACATGGTCTGTAGACGTGTAAGGGCGATATCAACAGTTAACGCCTTTATACGGCTAGAGGAACCGCTTTAGCCTTTAAGTTTTGGGTTGATAGCACTTTGTTTCGAACGCGTCGCTTTAGGGTGGCCGTTCGCAAACCTAGTGTCGAAATAAAACAGTAAGTAAACCTTGTAAAAATTATCATGAAAAATTTCATTAAAAAACTGATTGAAAAAATAAAATCACTTTTTCAGGTATTAGCTCCCTCTTATAAAAAGGCCTTAATATTTGCCGTTGCCGTAGTAGATACCGTATACACCGCCATCAATAATCCCATGGCCGATGTTTTAGTGACACTAACTAAAAACACTACCGACGACAAAATTTTGGCCTGGCTAAGGGAGCGCCTGCCAACTTTCCTCAAGCAATTTAAGCTCTTTGCGGAAGTGGCAGACCTTACCGACCCCCAGGAAATAGTACTGAAAGTTTCAGAAATCTTACAAAACCTAGAGAAAGCCGACCGTAACGGTGAACGCCTGAAAATGGCTGTTGCGTTGGCTTTAGAAATTACTGCAGACGGTAAGTTGGATTGGGCCGATGCTGTAAAAATAATCCAATCATTAAAAGACAAAAGTATTTAAAAAATGAGTTTACCAAACATTTCATTTAACATCCTCAATGGAGGGTTGCTACAACAACCTGTAACGAGCGACAAAGTTGCGGGCTTAATTTTAACTGGAGCAGCAGTAGTAGGCAAAGTTCAACTTGACACGCCTTATCAAGTGTTCAGTTTATCGGAAATCGAAGAACTGGGCATCACGGCCGAAGGGACTAACGCCTTTGCCTACAAACAATTTGAACAGTTTTACACCGAAGCAGGACAAGGTGCCGAATTATGGTTCATGTTGGTAGCCGGCACAGTTACTTACACCACCATGCTGGATATAACCGCTAACAATGCCGTAAAATTACTGGATGCAGCAAACGGAGCCATTCGTGTTTTAGGTGCGGTTAAAACACCCCCTGCAGAAGTAACGGCTACCGACGGTTTAGATGCTGACGTACATACGGCAGTAGTAAAAGCACAAGCTTTAGCCGAGCACTATGCTACCAAATTTATGCCTGTTAGAATCATGCTTTCGGGTAACAACTACAGCGGCACCATTGCAGACCTAAAAGATTACAAAACCGCAGGATTTAACCGTGTAGCTTGTTTAATTGCCAACACAGATGCCAGTAAAGTAGCAGCAGTAGGTTTAGCGTTAGGCAGATTAGCACATATTCCTGTGCAACGTAACATTGGCCGCGTAGCCGATGGTCCGGTAGAAAGCTTAGCGGCTTATTTCACCAACGGCGTAAAAGCAGAAAGCCAACAAAGCGGTTGGGATGCTATCCACAACAAAGGCTATATCTTTTTAAGATCTTTTGTAAGCAAAAGTGGCTACTATTTTAACGATGATGTAACCCTTACTGCCGCAACAGATGATTTTGTAAGCTTGGCCCGTGGCTTAGTGATTGACAAAAGTGTTGTTTTAGGTTACGCCACTTTAGTTGAAAACCTTTTGGACGAAGTAGAAGTAACAGCTGAGGGAAAAATCCATCCAGCGATTGTAAAAGGCTGGCAAGCACAAGTAGAGCGTGCATTATCTACCATGGTAGAAGCAGGAAACCTATCTAATGCTGAATGCTATATCGATGAGCAACAAAACATCCTGAGCACAGGAAAATTAGACGTGGCCATCAGGTTGCAACCCGTAGGCTATGCCAAACAAATTAACGTAAATATCGGATTTACCACCACAATAAATAATTAATATGTTTTCAAGTAAGCAATATGCATGGAGCGACATTAGCGTATCCATTGGCGGAAAAGTACTACAAGGCATTACGGCCATTGAGTATACCCAAAAAAGAGAAAAAGAACTGATTTATGGCCGTGGCGATGACCCACACTCTATTGGCCGCGGTAAAAACTCCTACGAAGGAAAGGTTTCTATTTGGCAAAGTGAATTAGAGGCTATGGTACAAAGTACAGCAAGTAAAAATGTACTTTCCTTATCCTTCGACCTTATCGTTTCCTACGTTCCCGAAGATGGTGGCCCAATTGTAACCGACATCCTTCAAAACGTTGAATTTACCGAGGTAAAGAAATCGATAAAGCAGGGCGATAAAAACATGGTCATCGAGATGCCTATCATTTTCACCAAAATTAAACCACAACAATAAAAATGAGTAAAGTAACAACCCAACAAATTGCCGAGTGGAAAAAGAAGTACGGCGATATTTTCAAAATCACGGTAGAAGGCAAAGAAGCCTATTTACATAAACCCGACAGGAAAACTTTAGGTTATGCCACAACCCTAGCCAGCAACGAGCCATTAAAATTTAATGAGGTTCTTTTAAACAACTGCTGGCTAGGTGGCGATACTGAAATCAAGACGGATGATACCTTGTTCCTGTCAGCATCATCAAAATTGGCAGAGCTTATTGAGATTAAGAATGCCGAACTGGTAAAGTTGTAGAGGGGAGTGAAGTAAGGGACGGTGAATGGATAAGAATTTGTAACGCTCAATTACGCTACTACATGCACCTCGATCCAAATGTTCTTAGCGACCATGAATGGGCTAGCGCTATTAAGGACTTAGAGTGGATCCGAAAACAGGAAGCAAATACAAATTCTTTCTAAAAAATCATAGCGGTTTTGCCGTCCCGAACTTTACCAATGCTGTGCCCCTCAAATACCTCAATAATTCATTTTTCCAAGTAACCTGCTTTTAAACAAGCATCAATTTTCATTAAAACTACCCCAATGGCCGATATCCCAAGCAATATTTCCTCTTTATCTGATAGAATGTCACGATTAATTATTCTTAACGATATCTTATTAAATCAGTGGAGTAGGATTGAAAGAAGTTCACGCATGGTTGCCAGCGCTTTTGACGGAGTGGCCAAATCAGCCGATGCGTTAGTTCAGAAGCTAGAACGTTTGAGCGCCAACTCGGGCTTATTCTCTGGCATGAGCTTAAGTTATGCAAGAAGCTATAACAATGAACTAAGCATAACTAATAGTCAAATGCAGCGCTTAACTTCCGCAGGTAATATTAGGGGAATTGAAGCAAGCACTCAACAAAGTGTCAGGAACTATCGCAGTGAAGTAACGGCCCTTAATGTTGAGTTCCGAGGACTTCAGCAAGCTCAGGAAAGGGTTGCAGCCACGGGAGCGGCAGCTACTCAAACCTCAGCAAGAGGCAGCAGTAAATTGCTTCAAGATGCCATCAATATTGAAACCAATCCTTACAAAATATTTGGTAATGTAATGAACGGAGGGATGGAAGCAGATAAGCAAAAAGGCAGTTTATTAGGTGCAGTGAAGGGTGATACAGAAAAAGCAAAATCTCTATACGAACAGCTCTCTGCATACAGCTTAAAATCTCCATATGACAAAACGGAGCTGATAGAAGCACAAAGTGCGATGATGAAGCTGGGATTAAGCTCAGAAATGGCTTTAGGAAAACTGAAAAACATTGGAGACATTGCCCTAGGAAACACAGGCAACATGTCGGCCTTATCCGATGCCCTTGCTAAAGCCACGGCCAAAGGGCAGTTACAAAAAGAGGAATACCAGAAAATGAAAGATTCTGGGTTTGATCCTTTGGAAGCCATTAGCAAAAAGACCGGAGAAAGTATAGAAAGTCTTCAATCTCGGATGGCCAATGGTGCCATCAGCGCTAAGGAACTTTCTCAATCCTTCGAATGGGCTACCCAAAAAGGTGGAGATTTTTACCAAGGATCAGAAAAAGCAGGTCAAAATCTAGGGACCAAATGGCAACAAATGCTCCGGGGAGTATCAGAAGTTTCCTTAAAAATTTACGAGTTGATTGCTCCGGTACTGATGCCCGTTGTTTCTGGAATTACCTTTGCCTTCGAAAAAATAGCCCAGGGAATTGGCTGGTTTATTGGCCAATTACAAGGTGGTAATCCGTATGTAATAGCAGCAGCCATTGCTATTGGCTCTTTTGCAAGTGCCTTGCTCATCTTCAATGCTTATACAGAATTAGCGGCCATTGCACAAAACAAATTGTCCCTTGCCTTTTTGAAAAACCCTGTGGTTTGGGTAATTGCAGCAATCATTGCGCTTATTGCCGCTATTGCTTATGTAATTTACAAAACCGATGGCTGGGGCAAAGCTTGGCAGCACACAGTCAATGCCGCAACATTCATGTGGCAAGCATTCTGCGCTGCTGGCAGGCTGCAATGGGACATCATGGTTAATGGAATCATGATTGGTCTTGATTTGATTAAGAGAGGCTGGTATGTATTTAAGAATAGTGTAGGATTAGGAGATAGTAAAGAAAATAATGCAGCTATTGCCGCAATAGATGCAGATATGAGGCAGCGTGCAACTGTAGTTGCTCAAGGGGCTGCAAACGTTGCTAGGCTAACCGCAAACGCTGGACGAGAGATGCGAGCGGCTGCAGGTTCTTTAAGTTGGAATAATGGCCGAAGCATTTCAGACCTTACTGCAGGATTTAAAAAACAGCTTGGAATGTCTGATGCTCCTTCATCAGCGGCCTTAGGAAAAACATCCGGACCAGATGGCTCAATTGCTCCTGTAGGTAACCCTGTTCAGGCCATGACAGATGGCATTAATGGAGGAGGTAGCAAACCAAGCAGCATCACCATCAACCTGGGCAAAATGCAAGACCAAATCGTAATTAACACCATTACCGCTGGAGAAGGTGCCAGCAGTATGCGCCAATTATTAGAAGAAGAATTAAACCGTTTACTAGGCTCAGTGGCCGCCATGCAAACCACATAAATGATATGGAATTTTCAATAAAAGAACTCACCGCACTGGCTCACTTAAGCTATATCGCTTCACCTTATCCTGGATTTGGGGTACAAAAGCAAGATGACCTGAAAGGAAAGACCGAAAGTCACAATCTTCAGGACGGTTATAAATTTAACCAGCAAGACGCTTTGGGCAAATCTTACTTCATGACTTTAGCAGTACAGGAGGAAACGATACAAAACGAAGATAAAAAGCAAAATAAAGTCCTGCCATTCCCTAATGAGCCCCTAGTCTCTATCTCTCGCAAAAAAACAATTGTAGAGACGGCCACCGTTGGAGAAAACCGTATGGGAACGGTAAAGGAATACATCTGCGCAGAAGATTACGAAATTGAGATTAAGGGGGTCATTATTGGAGAGGATGACATTTATCCAAAAGAAGAAGTAAAAAACCTGAACAACCTCTTCAACATAAAAGGAACTTTAACAATAGTCGACAATCAATTTTTTCAGCTCTTTGGAATACAACGAATCGTCTTAAAAAGTATCAAGTTCGATGAAATGGTAGGCAAGCAAAGTATTCAAAAATATACGATAACAGCTGTGAGTGAGGAATCATTTTTTGCGGAACTAGAGAATAGGAGAAAATAATGTTTGTTTTAACTGGACACTTTGAAATAGGGAACTATAAGTTCGAAGCCATTAACGAGGTACAGATTACCCGCAGCATCGACGAAATCAGCGGAAGTGCCGTGATTAAAATGCCATCTAAATTCTTCATTAAGCAAAATAATGCCTTAAGATATACCGAAGAAGCAATTGCTGCTGGAGATCCCGTGAAAATCACCATAGGTTACAAAAATAAATCGGTAAAACAGGAATTTGTAGGTTTTGTAGAGAGCATCAAGACGGGAGATATCATACAGATCAATTGTACAGATGCACTATGGCTGTTGAAAAGAAAAGATTTCAAATGCAATGAGCAAAAAACGACCCTTACCAAAGTCCTTAAAAAGATTGTTGAGGAAACGGGCATTGAACTGTCCGATAATTTACCTAAGGTGAATTTAGAGAAATTTACCCGTAAACAAGGCAATGCCATGCAGGCACTTCAATCCCTTAAAGAACAAACGGGCCTGAGCATTTTCCTTAACGACGAGGGCAAGCTTTACTGTGGATTGCAACAGTTGCTCAACATTGGAGAATACGCCGCTTATGATCTCAACTATAACATCGTTAAAAACGACTTGCAGATCCGTACCAAAAACGACAAGAAAATAAAGATTGTTTACAGTGCAAAAACCAAGGACAACCAGAAAATTAGTGTTGAGGCAGGAGATAAGGATGGCGAACTGCAGGAGATTACACAGCAAACGGTAGTGGACGTTGATACACTAAAGCAAATGGCCAACAACCACCTATCAAGACTTAAATACGATGGCTACGATGGCGATTTAACAAGTTTTCTAATTCCTTACGCCTCACCGGCCATGGGGGCCAAAATTATCGACGATAAACGTCCACATCGAAACGGCATCTACCTTATCAAAAAGGTGGTGACCACCTTCGGCACCAGTGGAGCTAGACGAAAAGTAAGTATTGGGAACAAACTATCCAATGAAACATGAGCGAGACCATCAGAACAGCTTTAAAGCTGATTACCAAACAAGATACCGATACCAATATCATGACGGTACTATCGGTGGATAAACAAAATGGCACCTGTACTTGTGACGATGGATTTATTACCCATACCGATGTCAGGCTTTCGGCAATCATCGATGAAAAAGCGCAAAAGCTTTACCTCATCCCCAAGGTAGGCACTACGGTGTTGGTAACGCCAATTGAGGCCAGTTACAGCTTACAGTTTGTAGCCATGGCCAGCGAGGTAGAAGAACTTTACCTATGCATAGACCAGGTAGTGTTTGATGTCACTAAAGAAGGTTTTCTACTTAAAAAGGAAAATGAAACCCTCAGGATGATCATGCTCGACCTTCTATCGGCCATAAAAGCCATGAAGTTTACCACCAACGTGGGGCCTACCATTGCCCTGGTAAACGCCGCACAATTTACAGGCATTGAAAACAGAATTAAAGACTTTTTAAAAGCAGATTAAATGGCACTAGATAGCAACAGGTTAAAAGCCAAGATCAAGGAGGCATTTGAGGCCGAGCAAAGCGAACAAAATGACCATAATACTGCTCTGGACCGAATAGCCGACAAATTAGCACAGGCAATTGTGGAAGAGATTAAGCAGCTTAAAATAAACTATAGCAATGGTTTATTGGCACCAAACGGGGCGGTAACAGGAGCAATTAATGCCAGCATATCCTAATGGAAGATTTTTTCAAAAATTATTTAAGCGAATTGGCCTTAGCGGTCATCGGGGCTTTTGTGGGCTGGTTCTTTCAGCGCAAAAAACAGCTAGCCGAACTAAGAGGCAGCGAAATTGAAAACGCCGAAAAAGGACTGCAGTATTACCGCCAAATGGTTGATGACCTTGGTACTCGTTTAACCCAGGCCATAGTAGAGCTTAACGCCACTAAAATGGTCATCAAGGAACTGGAAGAAAAGATAGAGGCACTTACGGAAGAACTGAGGAAATATAAGCAGTTAAACGGGAAATTATAATGCAGATCAAGGCACTACACAATCAATCGGTTTTAGACCTCTTGTTACAACACACAGGAAGTTTCGCAAGCGCACTCGCGTTTGCCCAGGCCAACCAAATGTCTATTACAGACGAATTAATAATTGGCGCCAGTTACATTTTACCTGATGAGGTAATTACTGACACGGATATTTTAAATTATTATACCAACAACGCCTACAAACCTGCTACAGGTAATGCTGTAATGGTTATCAATACCGATTACGGTATCGGCGAAATGGCAATAGCACAAACATTTATAATAAGATAATGGCTAGAAGTATAGATCAAATTCAAACAGAAATTATTCAAACTAAAGAGCAGAACCAAACATTGGCTGGCCTCTCTAGTACAAGCAAAACTTCCATCTGGCAGCTAATTACTTATGTGGTTGCATATGCCATTTACACTTTAGAAGTATTGTTTGATACCCATAAGGCAGAGACCGATAATGCAATTGCTTTATTAAAGCCCCATACCAAACGTTGGTACAGGCAAAAAGCGCTGGATTTTCAATATGGTTTCGACCTGATGGAAGACAGCGATAAATACAGCAACACAGGTGTAGATACCGATGTTATTGAGCAAAGCAAAATCATCAAATATGCTGCCGTCACAGAATCAGCAGATGAAAGCAGGGTAATCATTAAAATCGCAACGGAAACGGATGGAAAGCTGAGCCCAATTGAGCCTCAAGAGAAGCTCGCTTTTGATGCTTACATCGGCGAGATCAAAGATGCAGGGGTAAGTGTAAATGCCATCAATTTTCAGCCAGACAAGCTTTACCTCAACATGAAGATCTTTTATGATCCTTTGGTGTTGGACGCTCAAGGGAACAGCATCATTAGTGGAGGTAGACCCGTTGAAGATGCTATCCTTGATTACTTGAAAAACTTACCTTTCGATGGTCAACTGGTACTGGCACATTTGGTAGATGCGCTCCAAAAAGTAGAAGGCGTATTGATCCCCCACTTGGATAGCGCAGAGAGTGCCTGGATAGATGGCGTTATTAACAATTATGGCCCCGCAACTCCCATCAATGTAAGGGTGACTCCAGCATCTGGATATTTTGAAGTGGTAAACTTTAACAACATCAGCTATGTGGTATAAAATAGACCTCAACAAGTTGGTGGTACTGCTCACCCCCACCTTTTTGCGCAAAGCTACCTTTTTGGCTTGGCTACAAACCTTGGTTACCCCTATTATCACCTTGCACCAACAATGGTACCTTAAAAGGGAAGACAACTTGAACAGGCTTAGACATAACGGGCAGGTATGTTATCTACGGAAAGCTTTGAACGACAATTTTGATCCTTCACTGCGTCGCATTACTCTCACTGAAGGGAATAAATATACCCGCAAATACATTTACACCAACATTGAGCAGCGAGCACAATATTTAGGTACAAAGTACTTAAGGCAAAGTGCCGATTATGCCGATACGGGTGTAGACTTTAGAGTAGTAGTTCCGCAAGGATTTGATTTAATAAACAATAAATACCAGCTGCAAGCCTTAGTTGACTTTTACAAGCTGGCAGGAAAAAGATATATAATTGAAGTAAATGAATAACGTGCTTTTACAACAAACGGGTGGTTTTCCTTTGGAAACCGACACGTTAAATTTTATGCAAAATGCTTATAGCTTCTTGCAGCATATAACAGCTCTTGGAGGCGACAACTACATTTTATCGGGATGTACCATCATGGGATCTAACGTAAGCAATGGAGTAGTGGTTATTGCGGGTGAGGTTTTAGAATTTAGGGGCGGGCTAATACAATCTACAGTGGTGGTAAGAGAAGACAAAGCTGCCAGACCTTTCGAAAGTGGACAGATGAAAGAGGTATACTTTACCAGGTATGTCACTTTTGGGACAGGTACAGGCGCTATCAACTGGGATAGTTTTTCACGCTTTAAGCCTTTATTGGCTTTTAAAGATTTACCCACCGAAAAAAGCAATGCTATTGATTTGGATGACGAGAACAAGCTGGCTACCGCTAAAGCAGTAAAACTGTTAAACGACAAGGTTGAAAGCAGACTACCAGCAGGAGCCATTATCATTTGGAGCGGAAGCATTAATGCCATTCCTACTGGGTTTGCACTATGTGATGGACAAAGCGGTCGCCCGGATTTGAGAGATAAGTTTGTTTTGGGCGCAGGTTTAGGTTATGGTGTTGACGCAACAGGTGGAGAGAAGGAACATCGACTAACCATTGATGAAATGCCTTCGCACAGCCACTCCTACACAGAACGAGTGATGGGTGGCGGGGGTAATAAAATCTTCGACAATGCAGACAGACACTATGTAGAAGAGCGTACCACTGGTAATACTGGAGGGAGCATGCCGCACAACAACATGCCGCCATACTACTCTCTGGCTTACATCATTAAATTATAATTTATGGCAAAGCAAACATTAAACATCATTAAAAACTGGTTTAAAACTGGTTTAAAGCCAACGCAAGCGCAGTTTTGGGATACTTGGGACAGTTTTTGGCATAAAGATGAAACCATCCCAACAAGTAGCATCGAGAATTTAGATAGCCGATTTAACCAAAAAGCAGATCAAGAAGCTTTTCAAGCACACTTGTTAGACACTAATGCACATGGTATTGCCACAAAAGCAAACGCGGTAGATCTATTGGCAGAAACGCAAGCTAGGGAACAAGCAGATCAGGCTTTGGCACTTCAAATTGCCGAAATGCAAGGTGAAGTCATTATGGTCATCCGATCGGGCGAAGACGTGGATGCCAACGGAGATTTAGACCTTTCGACTGAAGAATTACCTGAAGCCCCAAGACAACCAACAATATACGTAGACGAAGTAGCAGGCAACTGGCAAATCCAATACAATAAATCAACTAAAGTATTAACAGGGCTGTATGGCATCTCACCAGAGGCCACAATCGAAATTATTTTCTAATGAAACAGATCTTACTTTTTACTTTGATGCTATTTGCCTATGTGGCAAATGCTCAACAACAAAACATTACGGTTGATTCTATTGCCATTGGCCGCAAGCCTGCCAGTAAAATTAACTTAGACGGTAGCATCACCGTTAAAAACTTTAACGGTAAACGACCGATTACGGGGAGTGTGGCTACGGGTCAAAATCCTAACACCAATGACCTAGTCGCTTGGCTAAATGCTGTTTTTTATCCTACACAAGCCCCAATGGCTGGGCTTACGGGTGGACAACAACTAGAGTTACACAGTGTAGGCAGTTTTAACGCAACCTTAAATTGGACCGCAGGGAGACAGACCGCTACAGAACCCATTAGCAGCGTAATAGTAGACGGCGTAAGTAAAGGTTTTGCACAACCTGGTCCTGGCAATAGCGTAAGTGGCACCCATGACATTACGGTAAGCTACAACACTAATAAAACGGTAAACAGTACGGTGACTACTAGCGACGGAAAAACCGCAACAGCCTCAACAGCTTTTACTTTTTTACCTAAGCGCTATTGGGGGCGCACGGCTTCAATTACAGCTACTGAAAGCGATCTGTTGGCCAGTGCTGGAGGCAGCAATACTTTGTCTGATAGCAAAGCTGGCACTTTTACAATCACCGCAAGCGGAAGCAACCGTGTTTTCTACGCCTACCCTTCCAATTTAGGAGATTTATCAAGCGTCAATATCGGTGGCTTAGAAAGTTTATCATCATTCAATAAATCGGTAATTAGTTTCACCAATGCTTCAGGTTACACACAAAATTACAACGTATACACTTCAAACAACGAAACAGGCGGTAACGTAACGGCTGTTATTCAATAAAATCATACCATGAAAAAAATATTCATCACATTCATTTTGGTTTGGTGTGCAACAATGGTAAATGCCCAGGTTAAAGTATTGGGCAAAATAGAACCCAACGGATCCACCGATACTTACCCAACCCATACCGATACCTTAGGTCGTGGAGGTCTTATGGCCGTAGGAACATGGCAAGAGCGTAACGCTATTCCAAGACCTCGTAGAAAAGCAGGGATGCTGGTACGTGTTAAATCTGCAACGGTTGATAGTACCTACACTATTGGCGGGAACCTGACCAATGCGGACTGGATACCTTTTGTTGTTGGTGGAGGTATTCCTACTAATCTAGTTACAACTGATACCGAACAAACTATAACAGGTAAAAAAATATTTGACCAATTTATTACAGTTAAGAATGGTATAACCGGTGTCAATGTGCAAGGTGACCAATACTCATTAACGCCTGCCATGTTGCTTATGGGTGTAGGGGGTAAAACGGCTATGCTCGAGCCTAACGCATTTGCGACTACAAGTCGTATGTATAGATTACCACTAGAAAATGGAACTTTAGCTACAACCGCAGACATTCCAGCACCAGTTGATATTAATGGTAAAGCTAACATAGCAGGTGGTAATACTTTTACTGGCCAACAAAAAATAGATGCTCCTTTAACTCTTACTAATCCTAACGAGGATGAAGATTTTAGACCTTATATCAATTTTAAATTAAAAGACATAGATAATGGCACGTTTTATACTCATAAACTTGTTGGAGGTACTACTTATGCCAATGCTATTATAGAGTTACCTAGTAATTCAGGTAGAATACCTTTAGCAAGTGAATTAAACACTAAAGCTAGCTTAGTAGGTGGTAATAATTTTACAGGAGGCATTCAAGTAATAAACCACGGTATAGAGAGTAGTGGGGATGCTTCAAATTTAGTCAGCCAAGGATTAACTGTGAAATCTTCTTATTTATCAGGCGGAGAACTAGATTGGATTTCAAATGCAGTTGTTAATGGAGGAGGGCTTTATTTTTCTGATGAAGGGAATATTATTAGTCCTGTTACAATTTACGGCAGGTATGCTATATCTTTTAACAGAGGTGGATATAATACGCATATTACCCCTAACGTATTAAACACAGAACATACAAATGTAGTACTACCTAACAAAAGCGGCACTTTAACGGTTAATTCTGATATACCTAAGATGCTTTCTTTTGAAAGTTACGAGATTAATAATGTACATGAGTTTGATATAAGTTCATTAGGCTTTACCCCCACTTTTATGGTAGCTACAATTAACAGCTCACCTTATGGTATTAATTTAGTTGATGATGTAGCTATAAATACTGTTTACGTGTCAGGTACAGATTTAGTAATAAAAACAACCACAAACGTTCCTGTTGGTACTAAATTTAGTGTAATGCTAAAATAAAACCGATTAAAGTTACGCTTATAATATTAACCTCGCTTAGGTATAGCGCTAGTAATAATCATAGCTTTCAATAAGGGCTTTGAGACCTGTGGTCATTTGTCTGTTATTTAACAATCAAAATACACAATGAAAAAAATATTAATGAGCTTTATTTTGGCTCTATGTACGATAGTGGCTAGTGCCCAAGTTAAAATATTGGGCAAAATAGAACCCAACGGATCCACCGATACTTACCCAACCCATACCGACAGCTTAGGCCGTGGAGGTCTTATGGCCGTAGGAACATGGCAAGAACGTAACTCTATTCCAAGACCTCGTAGAAAAGCAGGGATGCTGGTACGTGTTAAATCTGCAACGGTTGATAGTACCTACACCATAGGAGGTAACCTAACCAATGCAGATTGGACTGTTTTTGCTGCGGGTGGAGGTGCGCCAAAAGTAGGGAGCGGTATAAAAGTTGTAAACGATACCTTAAAACTTGGTGGTGTTGTTACCGAGGATTTAATTATAGGAAATCCTGAGACAGATCTTAACGGACTAGGTTCGATTACAATGAAGCACGGTTTATTTGCAGGTAGTTATGATGTATTACAGTCTTTTAGTTTTAATGGTCTTGCTACTGGTTATGGAGCGTTAAACTCGGGTAAGGTATCGGTAGATCCTTTTACAGGTCGGGGTTCTTTTGGTATCGATTACGGAAGTAGCCAAGGTAATATGATTGAAATGTACAAAGAGGAGTATGATAATAATGGTACTCTAAGTCCTGCGGTTAGGATGAGTATTACTGCTAATGACAGTAAAAATGGGGCTAGATATTTAAGGCTTGGGGACGGCCAAAGAATGAACCAATTCGGTACTTACGCTGCAAGCGAAAGATTTGCAGGTAACCACGGCCTAGCAGAAGTGCGTACTGATGTTACGAATGACGCAACTACTGGTGCTGCTAGGGTGACTTTAATTGCATCAGAGGAAAGTGGTGGAGATGAAAATCTCAGAAATAAGGTTGATGTTATATATAAAGGTTACGGTATTGCTACCGATATGGGAGGTGAAGTCAATATCCAAGCGGCAGGTTTAGTAGCTACGGGAGGTGAACGTAAGCTTCAAAAAATAAACATAAATCCGCAGAGTAGTGGTATGGTAATTACTGACGATTGGACTAGTAAAGGTCTGACTTATGCAGGCAACTACGGAGCGAATTTTACAGACCGCTCTTTGGTGGATAAGAAGTACGTTGATAGTGTTGCAGCAAGTAGTGGAGGTTCAGACCCTACCAAGGCAAATGTTGACGGTTCAAACGCTACAGGAACATGGAGCATTAATACTACTGGGAATGCTACTAAATGGGGTGACTTAACAGCAGGAGACCTTTTCGATAATCAGACGAGTGGTGCTCTTACTGGTTTAATAGGTAGAGGTGGTAGTGGTACAGCACTTTCTTGGAGTTCAGAAGTAATTAAGACATGGCTAAGTTTACCAAATAATACAGTAACATCTTTAGCAGGTAAAGCCTCCTTAGCAGGAGGAAATACTTTCGACGGTTCTCAGAGGATTAATACCGGGGGAGTAATAGTAGGAGGTGATGAGTTTGGTAGAGTTACGCTTATTGATAACAGTAATGATAAAGATGTTTCATTGGGATTTGATTACGGAGTTGTAACTGGTGGTTATGGATTAGGGTTTAGAGGTGCAGGTGCAGGTTTAGCTGTATTACTAAATAATTTATCAGAGAATAGAGAATATGAGTTTCCTAATGCTAGTGGAACTTTTGCTTTAACTTCTGATATTCCTAAGATGTTCACATATTCAACTGTAGTACCGGAGGGAGGAGCAACTACTTATACAGTACCTCATGGGTTAGGTTATACTCCTACTATGGTTATAGTTACAGCTAATACTGTTGATGCGGCATCGGGATTTACTACTACTCAAACTAATATTAAACCTTGGGCTTATATTAGTGGTGCTAACGTTATTATATCTTATGCTGATACCTTGGGACAAAGTACAGGGCCAGGTGAAGAAGGAAATACATTGTCTTGGACTATAATGGTAAAATAGTTAGAAAATTAAACCTTTTTATAATATGGAAAAATTCTTACAGCTATTGTTAGGAGACCAGGATCTTCCGACTTATGCAGCATACTCTTTGTTTTCGCCGCAATTATATCTCTACGTGTTAAAGCACTAAATCGAGATAAGCATAGTTCAGAAACGCCTTACAAATTCTCATGGAAATTTTTTATTCAAGATAACATCATGAGATTGTTGACCGGATTTCTTTTAGCGTTTACCGCTTTTAGGTTCTCTACTGAATTTATAGGTACAGATGTAACAATGTGGGCGGCGGTTGGAATTGGCGCTTCAACCGACAGACTAGCCGGCTTATTCGAAACATTACAACAAAAGGCTAGAGATGTTGGAAACTAATGAAGAAAAAGATCTAAGGAGATTAAAGGAAAAGTTGATAATCTCGATACCAAGCTTTCACAAATCTATCGTGCAATTATGGCCGATCAATTCAATGAAAAGGGCGGTTATAGACATAGACTTGAGGACGTAGAAAAAAGACTTGAGCAAATAGAGGACCTTATCACAAGATGGAAGTGGATAGTAGTCGGAGCACTGGGGTTAGGCGGCTATGGCGGACTAACATTTATCTAACAGGTAATTTCAGTAAAGCTTTTAAAGCTTTTGGCCATCTGTCTATTGTTTAAAAAATCAAAAATACATAATGAAAAAAATATTAATGAGTTTTATTTTGGCTCTATGTACAATATTGGCTAGTGCCCAGGTTAAAGTATTGGGCAAAATAGAACCTAACGGAGCCGACGATACTTACCCAACCCACGTTGACAGTTTAGGCCGTGGAGGTCTAATCGCGGTAGGAACATGGCAAGAACGTAACTCTATTCCAAGACCTCGTAGAAAGGCAGGTATGTTGGTACGTGTTAAATCTTCAACGGTTGATAGTACCTATACTATTGGACGTGATTTGAATAACGCAGATTGGATACCTTTTGCTCCAGTAACAGGATACGCCACCTTATCAGGCAGTAACCTATTTACAGGGGTAAATAATAGGTTTCACTGGGGAGTTGCGGTTAGTGGAAATACTGGGGAAGGTATCAACTTTTATGACAACAATAATAATTATGGGGTAAGGCTGTTTAGACCTACAGGAGACAATAATACGTTGGCCATCAAGCCGCAGGGAAGTTCTTACATAGGTGCTTTAAAAGTCCCTGCTCTTTCTTCTGATTTGACTTGGACTTTTCCTAGTACGTCAGGAACTTTGGCAACTGTAGCCGATATACCAGCCCCAGTAGATATTAGTGGTAAAGCTAATTTAGCAGGAGGTAATACTTTTACAGGGACACAATTATTAGATACTATTTCAGTAAAACCAAGTGCCTCCACTCCTTATAAGATATTCGGTTCTAAAACAGGTTCAGGACCAAATGCAAGTGCTGCACTTGTTATCTCTAGGAACGGGAGTGATACTCCTGACAATATTGGTACTGCACCATTTTCTATATCTAGGAACATGGTTACTGTTAATAGTTTATGGATAAAAAATAGACCTACTATAGTATCAGGTAACGTTTATAGAGCAAGAGATGTGGATAGTATTGCCAATCTTAAAGCATCTTTAACTGGAGGCAACACTTTTGTAGGAAATCAAAGTATAATGGGAAATGTAAATGCCAATCAAGTAACTGTATTAAGAGATGGGATTGATGGTGCTACTATTAATGACGGCATCACCGTATTTAAGCCCGACGGATTAGGAGAGAATGCCATAATCGGTACTAGAATGTATCGTGGTGATATTACTACTACTGGTAATGTCGGCATTGGTTTAAATCCAAATGAATATTTTGTAGATGAGGCGTTAGTAGTTAACGGAAACGCAAAAATAAAAACAGCTTATGGTGATGTAACAATACAAGGAGATGATGGGGCTAATGAAATACCCGTAATAACCTCTCCCAAAGGAATAGCATTTAGCGCTAATAACGAAAGCGAGGGCTCATTTTTGCTTATTACACCTAACAACCCTATCCAATTTAATAATGATATAATTTTAGATAAAATTTCGTCTGGTATTATATTAAGATCGCCAAACGGTTCTAAATGGAGAATAACTGTAAGTGATACAGGTGTATTATCTACAACGGCTGTAACACCTTAATTAAAGTAACTTTAATCCGCTAGAATATTCTAGCGGGTGAAATTACACCTAGAATATTACAATCGCTTAGGTATATATCTGCTAGGCAGCGCAATTAGGTAATTAGCATTAGAATACTTAATGTTTGTGCCAATAAGTATAATAGTTTCATTAGGATGGTCGGATAAAATTTGATATTTGATAATCTATGTTTTTTGTTGCAAGTGTCTTCGAATCTTGTATATAGATAAAGGTCTAAGTTATTGTAGGC